ATTTCATTAGGTACAAAAAACTTATTCATCTGTCAATTCTCTTTTAAGTATTTCTCTTACTTTATCTATTGTAGTAAATAAGCTGTTGCGACTTATTCCTGTTTTCTTTGCTAAAGAATCGAGTGTTTCACCTGAGTAATAAATCTCAAAAATTTTTCTATCATACCAGTATAAGTCGTTTAAAACTAAGTCGATACTGTCTAGCTTTTCAAACTCTAAATTCTTAACAGCAGGTTCTTCTGCTATATTATAAAGGTTCTTTGTGGGTATCACTTCACCTGTTTCAATTACATCATAAGTTGCATTACTTGTGAAACTATCAATGTGTGTGTAGTATTTTTTATACTTATAATAAAAAGGACTTCTTGTACTTGTTAAAGCCCTTCTTAAAACTACTGCACCATAGCGAGTAATTCCATCCAACCCGTCTTTTTCATAAATATTTTTTAAACTGTCGGGATTCATTTGAAGAAAGTAAAGCATACATTCCTGCACCGCGTCATCTACTTGTTCCTTGTCCTTAGTAAGACCATAACACATTTTCCTAAATTTATCACTTAGCTTTGATATTTCTAAATAAATTTTATTCACTTGGATCTTCTAGGTTGTCTATCTTGTCTACTGTATCAATCACCATTTCATTAAGAACTGTCTTGTAAGCTCGTATTACCGCTCTGTTGCTGTTAGTTTCTAACCCTGCAAAAAAGCCATTAGTAGCTACTGATAAATTGATAGGGATGATTACTAGCCAATCGTAAAAATTATTCTCGTTTCTTCCTGAGCCATAGTTGTTATGGTACTCTACAATAGTTTCAACTACTTCTAAATAATTGTTGTATCTATTTTTTGAACTTACCTCTTTTGCAAACTCTTGACACATAAGTATATACGCTTCAATTATAGTTTTGTGTTCTTCACTTGAATAGATTGGCTTTGTCATTTGCCAAATTTAAGAAAACTTTTACTCAATTCCTTTTTCTTTTTTTAACTTTTCAACAAGCTCTTTGTAATAACCTATCTTTTCTTCATAATCTATACGGCTGACTTTCATAATTGTTCTAGCTAAACTTTCTAATTCTTCAGCCTTTCCTTCACCATACTTTGCATCTAAGTTAATAGCAAATTTATACTGCTCCCCTGCTTTAAACATATTGCAGCCCACGCATTGTACTTGACAGTTGGTTTCACTCCATCTTGTAGATAAATGTTTCCTGCTTTGGAAGTGTCCATTCTGCATCCCTGATTTGTAGTGGCTGACTTTGTTGCAAGTAAAGCATTGTACTAACCCTTCTTCTGATTCTCTAAGTCTTATATAAAGGCTAAACCATTTATCAAGTTCTTTTTTTAGTTTGCTAATTGTTTTCATATACTCTTAATCAAATCAGCAACTATTTTCCAATCCTCATCTGTGCTAATATCTTTATTTTTATATAATTCACGTAATGAATTTAAAGCTGAATTAAGCCTTTGTTTCTTTGTTTTGTTAGGATTTTTTATACTTACAGGTAGCCTGTCTGTCAGATCCCATTCTATAACATTTCTTCCTGTTATACTACATTGTTTTTCTCCCTTCTCATAAATAACTCCTAAGTTTCTTAGCTCTGTAAATCTTGCTCTTGATTGGCTAATTTGATTTTCTTTGGTAGTCATTGTTGCAAAAGCCTCTCCACTTGTACAGGGTGCTTTTCTTAAAATAGCTTCATAAACCTCTAATCTTTTTTTACTTAATAGTCCTGCTTGTTTAATTTCATTATAGCAATCTATTGATGTTTGTCTTGTATTCATTTTATTTGTTTTAAAGGTTCTTGATACCAAAGAGTCGTTCCTTTTGGTCTGTTTAATGTGTGTACTTCATAGTAAGCATTGTCGCACATTTCTTTCATTTTATAAGTCCATCTGTAAAAAGTTCTGATATTTAAAAATGGCTCATCTTTGCCAAATCTCACTCCATAGTGAAAAGCATCTGCTATTTGGTTAAAGCTCATATTTCCAAAACGCTTTTCCCTTATTAAGTCCTGTGCGAAAATCTTACTAAGACTAGCCATAGTTTGAGGGTCTGGCTTCTGCCCTATTTCTACTGAGGTTTGAGCTATCAAGTCTAATACTTTTCCTTTTAGTTCTTCTAAGTTTTCTTGTTTAAGTGGTTTCATAATAATTTTTTAGCTTCTTGCCAAGCATTAATTTGTGCATCTAGCTTTGACATTGTTGGTTTATTAAAATTTTTCTTTTCCCAAGTTGTTACTGCTGCTTTCCAATTTTTCATTTTACCAGAACCTACTGTCCACCCCCGACTTTCATAATAAGCAATAAACGTTTCTGCATCTATATTGTTCTTGCGTAAGATACAATAATTTTTAACTTCATCTAAAGTAGGTTTTTTAAAACGTATGCTATTACTATCTGTAAGATTAGTATTAGTTATATTTATATTAGTATTATCTGTATAATTTTTTATACTACCCTTGTCTAGTAATTTAATATACCTTGACATTATTTCTTTACTACCTTGTCTAAAAATAACAGTCCTTTCAATATATCCATTATCATCTAACATCTTTAGCCAATTTTGAATTGACCCCCTACTCACTTCATAGAGTCTACAAAAGTATTGGGTTGAAGCTGTGCATTTTCCATTCATATTGCACAAAGCAGTTATTTCTGCATAAAGCAATTTAGCATTTGGGGTTAGCTTTTTGCTGTATCTTACCTCAGCAGGAATAACTGCATAGTAGCTTGGTTTCTCCATTAAATAATTTTTACTGTAAAGTGATAATTTTTGAGGGCTAACTTAACATTTTCTAATTGATTACTGAAGTCAAAGTAAGAAGTTTTTATTGTGCATTTTATTTGACCGCTTGTTACCTCTAACAAAACATTTGATTCTAAGGTTTCCTTAACTCCATTTTTTAGTAAATAGCTTTTCATATAATCTTTATTTAAAAAAAATTCTTTAGTTCCGCCAATATCTTTATACGCTTTGTAAACTTCGTTGTAGGTGTTTCTATAAATAGCACAGCTTTTATATAAAGGTTTATGCCTTAGTTCGTAATGATAGATTAAACTTCTATCCCTGTTTAGCCCTTTACCTATTATTGTCCTGTGTATATCTTCTTCAGTTCTAGCTATATAACCTGCGACTGCCCTAGCTACTTGTAATGGTCGCTTCCTGCTTTTTAAAGCAAGTGCGCCATCAGGAAACCCCAAGACTCTCGTAGTGAGGTTGCATAAGTTTTTAAAGTTATCTTCTGCTGTCATATTAAAAAGGTAAATCATCTTCATTAACTGGAGATACAGTTTCTTCACCTAACTTAGCACAGAACCAACCGTCTATATTATGATAATAATTGCCATTAAATTCTCTTGAAGATAAGTTAATTGAAACACTTATATCAGAGCCTTCTTCAATATCTCTAATTTTTTTAATCTTATCTCCAAAAAAACTTATAGCTACTTCTTTGTTGTAGTCCGTTCCTGACTGCTCAACAAGGATAGATTGCTTTTCCCAAGTCTTTCCTGTTTTAGAAACTCCTGTTTCTCGTTCTAGTTTTTTAATTAGTTTTCCTATTACATTCATTTTTATTTATTTATTTGATTATTACTCTTTTTAAAATCTTCGCTTTCATCTTCAGACTTGACTCCTATTTCATACAGTCCTAAAATCTTCAAAGTTGCTCGTGCAAAAGAACGCTTTTCTGCCATCTCTAAAACATAATGACTATTAGTGTTTCCGTCTTTATAAGTATCTCCTCTTAAAGCAGACCCAAAAGTTTCAATTACCTTATTACCTTTAATTGCTATTGCTTTAACTCCTGCATAATTTTTCTCACATTTTATAACTTCGTATCGTATTACAATAGATTCATAAGCACTTATTTTCTCTATTGCACTAAGTTTCAATATAACATAATGTTGATGCTTGAAAACATCTTCTTTTTCTAATTCGTACTTTAAGTACATTTCTTTAATTTTTTCTGTATTCATATATTCTTTTTTTGTGCCTACTTAAAAGGGCTTCGGCTTTCCCTGTGTGCAAATATAAACAAATTTATTAACACTTATTTTGTTTTGATGTGTTTAACTAATTGCTCTTTTATATATTCTAAGTGTTCTGTATCAATCCATTCTATAAAATCTAAAGCGTCAAATTCAATTTGAAAGTCTTTGCCAAATTCATCTGTTCCTCTTAAATATAATTCTCTTTTATGACATTGGAATGTATTAATATCATTCATTCTTTTGTGTATCAGTTCATCTTTTATTTGTTCTTTCTTTATTTGATGTTCTAATGCTAGTTGTTGGTCTATTATATATTCAGTTTCTTTATCCATTATTTTAAATTTATTATTATTGGTTTCTTGTTATTGTCCTCATACGCTTGTGCATATTCAGGTAGTAGTTCATCTTTGTAATCTAAGTTAATTTGCCACCCTTCTTCTTTAAGCATCTTAGTAAATAGATTGGAGCATTGTAATTCAGTTCCTATTACTTTTACATCTGGGTCATTTTTTAAAGCCCAATATTCACATAATACTTTTGTATTGTCTAATGGTTCTTTTGACCAATGGCCAATCTGTGGCTCATTAAACCATTCCCTTTCTTGTGGTAAATCATTATACCACTCTTGATATTCAGCATCTTTTATATCCATTGTGAAAGTAGGTATAGGCTCATTCCAAAAATAGCTAAGCAATTAATAATTAAAAGTATTTTCTCTGTTTCTGTTTTCTTCAAACTAATTGCATAATCACTCATTTCATTATTGTATTTGATTTTGTTAGTCTGTGCATCATACTCGCAATAGAAAAATCTTTGTAGTTCTTTTGAGTTAAAGACTTGTTCCTCCCTTGTTGTTCTGTTGATTACTCTAAATTCTGTTTTCATTTCTTGTTCTTATTGATTAATATGGCACAAAGATATAAAAATAAAATAGATATAAACAGAATGATAAACAAAGTTATAAACAATTTAAGAGTTTAACTCTAGGAAAGACTTTGGGAGCTGTCTAGTATATAGGGGTCAAAAAGAAAAGAAAGTGCCTTAGAGGGCTGAGAGGGGGTGCTATAAAGCGAAAGCTAATACTACTATTATAATAAGGATATATATTAAAGTAATTCTTAGTCCAATGTTTTCTTCCATTATAAAGGCATTAATAAATTAATAGGGAGTGTTCCGTTATTCAAAACGACTGAGCAGCCGATTGATTGCTTCCGAAAGTTCTTGGCGTATGCTGCTGCGTAAGTGGTACAATCGACTCCGCATCCAACCTGCATTCCAAATACTCTATACTTCTTTCCGCAAAACCATTGCACATAAGCTAAAGTATGAGTATGACCGCAAACGCTTGACATCAGGTTGTTTTTTGACTTAGCTGCTGCTTGTCCTCCCTCTCCATGTTCGTAAAGCACATTATCATAAGAGATAGATTCTACCCAATTCCATTTAGGAGTTTTTAATACTTCATTGTAAGACCTTATCCAAGCCTTTGGAATGCCGCCTGAGAATGATTTTCTAGCAGCCATCCTGTCGTGATTGCCAATACAAATATCAGCATCAGGAAAAGCCTCGTACCATTTAGACACTTTTTCAATAGTCTTTTCAAGTTCTAAGCCTGCTGACATTCCGTCTGGGTCTGGCTCATGGTAGCTAAACGCATGATTATCAAGTATGTCGCCTATGAAAATGACCTGATTGCAATTAAAGGTTTCATACTGCTCTAAACACCAATCAAGGTAGCCGTCTAAACAGAAGGGTTCGTGCAAATCTCCGATAACTAAAATGTTTCTAGTTTCAGTTTCACGCAACTTCTGTAAAGCGGCTACCTCATGAGGTTTTAATCTGTAACGATTACTTTCCACTATCAGCAATTCCTTGTCCAACTACTAATGTCAAGGCTGCATAGAATAATTTTGTTGCTGTTGCTTCATCTACTCCTAAGTAAGTAACAATAATAGGAACGACAATAGATGCTACTGCGTACCAGAATTTTTTGCTTTTAAACATTGTTGCAATTAACCACTTTTTCATTTTATTTATTTTTAATTATTAAATTAATATTCGTACCGCCTAAATTAATTATTTCTTTCATAAGTAAATCCATAGCTAAAGTTGAATTGTGAACAATGTCTTGTTGGCTTCCCTGCCCTACTAGGATGCAACCCCTTGTGTCTTTTGCTGAATTTCCCCGATGAAATAATATATAATCTCGGTTTGGTACTTCTTGAACTAGCAGGTGAACATAATCTCTACTAGCTGATTCTCTTGCTACTCTTATTCTAACTTTGTACTCACCTTCAGGAATACAAGATATTCTTTTTTGATTGTCTTTCCATGGCAACTCTAATGTATCGCAGAACCTTTCACCATTTAAAAATAATTGTCCTAATGTAGAAACATCAGTAAAAGTATCTCGTATGATAAGAAGATTTATTGAAGCCAAATTAGAGGTAGTAGACTTTATAGACTTTGACTCCTTTTGTTTCTGAAATAAATTCTTTACGAATTTTCTTATCAGATTTATTTTGCTTTTGATATTTAGGATTCTTTGAATTAAGTTTCCTTTTTTTATTAGTAGGCACATCCATTACCTATTCTTTTTATGATGCCACCATTTATCAGCCGTATAAACAATTGATACGACTAACAATATAATCTTTAATATTACTTCTAAATTACTGAATGTTGCTACGCTCAGTACTGTTCCGTTTATTACAAGTACATCTCCCACTTCCTTTGCCAGTTGTTTTAGTGCCATCTTTTAAATATGCTTTTAGTTTAGTTTTGTTTTTCTCTTTTACCTTATAAGTTTTTTTCATTAAATACCTGAGTTTAAAAAGTTCCTCAATGTCAGTTTAGTGCCTTGTCTTGGTCTTTCCAAATTCATGTTAGAATAGTAGGAATTAATGTCTGGTCGGACATCTGACCCCGTGTTGGTCGAGTATTCAGGAAAACTAGCTGTATTGTTTCTTATGTAGTCAATCATTCGTTCCATATAATATTCTGCCGTATTCAAAACTTCATTTCTAAGCTGTTGTGCTTCTTCCGTAGATAAAGCCGTTCCTGTTTCTGAAGTCTTGGAGTATATGTTCCCATTCTCAATTTTGTAGCGTAAAAACGGTACTGCCATCCAAAGACAGTACGAGGGCAAAACTTCTGCAATATAATCATTAAGCAAAGTTGCATAAGCTTCGTTCCCTACATTATTGACT